CTTTCTCCATTCTAGAATTGATTTCTTTGATTTTGCACCAATAACAGTTGTAACGGAAGGATATTTATTTTTTTCTGGTGTAAGATAAAATCTTCCGTTATCAGTTGTTACTGCCTCTAGGTCAATCAATGGAGCATTATTTAGATGTACAAACACTATCAAAATCCCAAATTAAGTTTGCTGATTAGATAACTCCTAATTAGGCCAGAACGAACAATATCTTCGATTCCAAATTCTACCATGGAAAATTCATCCATTGTATCAAGAATACTCATAAAATTTAGAACTCCATTTTTCTCATTAGTTTTAACTAAATCAGTCTGCTGGACATCGCCACAGAAAATAATCTTGGTGTCTTGTCCAACCCTAGTGATAATAGAATCTAACTCATGAAAGTTTAGGTTTTGACTTTCATCTACAATGATGATAGCATTATCAAGTGTAGTACCACGAATGAATGAAGTACTCCAGAAACTAATCGTTCCTTGATTTTTTAGATTGCCATACAGCATTTCAAATGATGCATCGTCTGGCATTTCAAACATGTACTTTACCATATTCTTATATGGAATCTGATAAAGACTTGATTTGTCTTCATGATCCCCTGGAAGGAATCCAATCTCCCTTGTAGAAACTAGAGAACGAACCATGTAAACTTTTTCATATGGAGTTTTTTCATTCATTACATCTTTAAGTGCAAGATATAAACTGACAAAAGTTTTACCAGTTCCTGCAGCTCCATATAGGAAAAGATTTTTTTGATTCAAATATTCTTCAAATACCTTTTCTTGGGCTGGAGTTAAAGGAGCAATCTCCTTCATATGATCGGAATTAATTGGCTTTTTACGTCTCATTTTCTTGTTAGAGATGTCTGCAAATGATGGTTCAATCTTTTTTCTGCGGGAACTAGTCATACTTCAAATGTAGAGTTGGGATATGATTTTTTGATGCGTCCTAAAACGTCTTTAAATGAGCCAGGAACTTTAGTATTTTTCCAGTCTCCGACTTCACTAACAGAAGACATTCCAGTAGGAACCTGAGTAATGTGTGGATTTTCTTTTAGATAAGGTTCCCTTTCTGCCATATACATCCACTTTTCAAACATTTCACCTGTGTTATTGTCTAGGAATTTATACGTTGGCATGAGTTTTAAACCATTCAGGAATAATAGCTGGAGATTTCCATTTCGCAAAAGAAATTTTTTCTCCAATGTAATAGTTACGATAGGACTGAATTGAATCAGCTTGCTTGTATTTATCGGGCATTGCTGGAGGGGGTTCCGTCCAACCTAGATCTGGAAGATTTCCAGGTGCTAGTTTTAGATACCCCTTTAGGGACTCAGTAGCATGAAACTTGCCATACCTCCTAGTGTATTCGATGCAGCACTGCTCAAAGAGTTCATAGAGCCATTTGTAATGTGATCGAGAATTCCTAGTCCAGACAGCAGAAGGGTGGTTAATATGACAAGCTTTATAGAGATTTGATTCCCTGGGCTCATCGAGTTTAAACCTTTTGACTTTACGATTCTTCTCAGAAAGTTCAACATAACCAATGCCGTCAAGAACTCGATGAGCAGTTGATAGAAGTTGTGCATACTCAACAATCATTTTAACAACATGTTTATCACAATGTTCTTGGGCACACACAACTGGATTATAATTCAAATAAAAAATGTTCATAATATAGGGGGGATCAGATTACCAGTCTAACGCTTCGGCAAGGTCAGGGAAAGCAGTTTTAAATACTTCTTTACATTCATTGGCAATGTCCATGTGCTCCTTCTGAGTGCCGTGGGCAGAGCGAAGATTAATATAATGGATCCATGACCTGGCTGAACCCTTCATATAGATTCTAGTTGGAGTTGATAGTGGAAGTACAAATCTTGCACATTCCTTAGCAACACCTTGGCTGAGAAGACTATCGTAAAGTTGCTGACCTTTCTCAAAGTATTCTTGGATTTCTCCTTGCATCTTAAGCTTTACATAATCACCAAAATCATCAATAGAGTTTTGACGATTCTTGTCATCCTGTCTACGAAGATCAGGAATTACAGGACGATCAGAAAGAAGTTTGGTGTCAGCATACCTTTGTGAAAATTCCTGAAATGTGAAGCTCCTATGTCGAAGCACTTGAGCTGCAATACCTCTAGTAGTATTAATCTCAAGAGTCATATCAGCTTGCTCAAAGATTGACCAGTGATTCTGACGAATACAATAACGAAGAAGTTTAGCTGCAGTATCAAAATTTTCTTGATTTGCTGGATTACTTACACGAGCAGTATAAGTAATCACTTCTTGAGCAGACTTACCTTCTAGTTTGCCTGCACCTTGACTAAGTGAAATCAAATAAACATTGCTCATAATTACTTTTTCTTTTTAGGTTCTTTTGGCGGGTTTCCCCAGAGTTTAGGATTGACTTTGCCATCAGTCCAGCGGATATCTTTTAGACCCTCTCGGTACTTGTCCCAGTACATGTCGAAGATCTGAGCCCGCTTGTTACATACCACTATATCATATTTGAGCTGATTGTCAAGTGCATACGTGACCAAATATGAATTTAGAGGTAGGGTCTTATCGGTAGCTAGACTTTTGTCGCAGTCTTGGTGTACAATTTTACACATATCACGACCTATTTCCCCACTTAATTTCTGGATAAGCTTCTTCTACACAAGCTTTGGTAATCTTATACTTCTTACCTACAAGTTTGTCTTTTACCATACAAAGAAGTTTTGCTTCGTCTTGGTGAAGACTTTCTAGAAGTTGAATGAACATGGTTTCTCTTTTATTTCCAGAGAGACCGTCATTACCACCTTTAACAAAGTTATAAAGAATTCTATACTCATGAAGTAGTCGAGTATGTTCTGTGTCTACTGGAGCTTCATTTGGAGTATAAGGAACATCTCCTTCTGGTAGCATAGACACTACACTGTCATCAAAATTCCAGATTAGAATTGATTGTAGTGCAGGAGTCTTATACTTGTTCAATAGTTCAATTTTTTCTTTTTTCGTTTTAGCATTAGATACTTTTTGTAGAACTTCTGACATCAGAAGTCTTTCCACTGGTAATTCAGCCATGAGTTAAAAATCCTCCATTTCATTTAATAGTGAAACTAATTTGTTTTCAATAAAATAATTTATTGATACCTTTTTGGGTTTGTTACTATTTAACAAGTTATATTCATCTATAATTTTTTCTTCTATTGTAACAGGAATGCAAGAAAGATCAATAAGTTTGAGATTGCGATGATAGTTCGCTAATTGCTCTTCGTTACAATAGCTTTCTGGTTCTGACTGCACCCACTTAGCTATGTTCTTTTTACTAATAGGTTTTTGTCTTTTTCCAGAAACAAATGTATCTGAGTCAGATAAAAAGTTTGGAATACCGTCAGAGCGATCTCCTTTAATTACGTGTTCTCGGATATAAAGTTTTGGATCAATCCCATCAGTAACGTACTTCTTTTGAACAGGATTGTATTGAGTAACGCAAGGATACTTAGACAGTTGAATGAAATCTTTATCTCCTGATAGGATTAAGACTTTCTCTGGTTTTAAATTATCCTTTTGCTTTTTGATATTCTGAATAGAAACATGTTTGGAGAGAGTAGCAATGATATCGTCTGCTTCTGCTCCATAGATTTCCAGTACGATGTATGGAAAGTTATTCCGAATCTCATCTCTGATTTTGTTCAAAATTTCAAAAATTTGATTCCAATCAAAGGATGACTTTTCCCTATCCTTTTTTCTATTTTGTTTGTAGTATGGAAAAAATTCTTTTCTCCAATAGTGCTTACTATCGTAACAAAGAACTAAATTGCCATACTCTGCATGAAATTTATTTTTGTAAGCTTTAAGAGATGTTAATACCATGTGACGGATCATACTCTCGTCCAATCCGTCACTTAGTTTAGTTTGCATCATCAAATTACTAATCATGCACTGATTCATATCAACCAGTATCATAAATTAATCCTCTTCGTCTTCGTCGTCTTCGTCGTCTTCAAAACGTACAGCAATTAATTCTTCGGTAATATAATTCCCATTTTCATCATACATTTCTGGATGGCCAGTAGTAGCATGATTTGAAACAGGATTAAAATATTCATTAGCGAACCATCCAAACACCATACCAATTAAAAAACTTAGTCCTATTAAAACAAATCCTACTGCAAATACAGTAAGTAAAATTAATAGATTTGTCATGGTTCTTTCCCTTTAGAGTGTTAGTCTTGTTGATCTTGGATGAAGATTTTGACTTCCACTCTGTAGTTTCTTTTGAAAATGGAAACTATTTTATCGAAGTGGAAGTCAGGCTTTTTCAAGTCTTTTTTCCTCCCACTTATCATTGCCTTTACATTTTTATTTAGTAACTTTTCTTGAATAGATGTCATGTAATAACTTTAATGATAATGTGCTTTGGCGTCATTCTGCCAGAAGGAGACTTTGGTTTAGTTGTCAAGTGGCTGCCGATATTTTCGGCATTGAATTTAGTGCAGGAAATGACTTCAGTTAGAAAGTCTTCTGGCTTTCGTAGAGTTCGCACCCAAGATTTTTCTGGATCGAATCCATCAATCATAGTGCGGCGAACTGTCAAAGACCTTCCAACATAATAACACAGCTCTCGCTTTTCAATGTTATACAAGAATACATACTTGGCACCAATAATATCTTGTGGCTTGATTGACTTGTATGTATTTCCCCCCATCTCTAGGTCGTTGTCGTAGAGTTTAACATACTTTACGATTTTATCTGGAGATAATTTTTTCTTTTTGCGAACAATTTTTTTAGAATTTTTGTATGTATAAAGATCATCTACAATTTGATTTAGCAGATCTTTGAACTCTCGTATCTCAGGGCGACGGAAGTTTCCATACCCCTCTTTTACTACTGGATCTTGACCATCAAGTGCCAAAGTTAATTCTTCAATTTGCTCTAGAACAAAACCTAGTTTGTTATCTACAAAATCATTAATAGTCCTTCGGTCAATATCTTCTGATCGAAGAAACTGCATAAAATTAGCCTTTGATTTTTTACGAGTGATAACAAAATCATCAATAACAGTGTCAATAAAAGCTGCAATTTCACTCATAGAATTTTGTTCTCCTTGAGATGGGCAATGGTGTCTACGCAGCCACCAATAATGTCATTGTCAATCAGAACTCTCGGAAAGGTGGCTTCGTCTCCAAATTGATCAATAAAATTTTGTCGAGTAAAATGTTCATTCAATTTATATTCGACAAAACTCAATTCAAGCAAATCAAATACTCGCTTGATTTTCTCACAATAAGGGCAATTGTCTTTGCTGTAAATTGTAATTTGCATGGTGCGTTTGGATTACCCCAGTAGTATAGCAAAAAAGAAGGGGGCTGTCAAGCCCCCTTTGAGAATCAAAATTTTTTGAACATCCACTTTAGTTTAATATACTTTAATTGCATATCTACAATAAAGTGATTAATTTTTATATTAATCCAATCAAAAACATTTGGATCCGTAATGCAAACATATGCAAATACTGCTAAAAATAATGTTAAGTATATTGAGTATTCCATCAGTCTAATGGATCGTCAGTTGTCACATTATCTGGATTATTAAAGTAACCACTATCCATTGCTTCGGATAATAGTTCAGTTAAAAGTTCTTCAACGGAAATTCCTTTTTCCTTGGCCATAGCTTCTGCAATAGCTGCTGTCTTATCATCTAATTCAATTTCAATTTCTTCTCTTTCATCAGTCATAGTAGTAATTAAAGTAAAGGTAAATCATCATAACCAGGAGGATAATCAATATCCTCATTATAACATGGATTTATACAAGGAGAGTCAACTTTACGATACTGACACACTCTTTGTGCAAGAAAATTTAAATCTCCAGGTTTTCCAAAAGAAAATTTAGCTAATTCATTTTCAATAACCACACCACATGCAGGACATTTTTTCATGTCAACCTCGGTCTGAAGGTGATACTATTTAGTCTCAGCTTGATATTTGTGTTTTAATTCATTGACAATCATAATTGATTTTTTTAATCCAAGTGCATACTCATTGTGTCCATGCTTGACGGAAATTTGTATGCTGTGTTGAATTCGTTCACATAGTTCTTTGTAAAATTGCTCATCCATAATGTATTTGTGAACAACGGAGGGAGGGGGAGTCGAACCCCCAAGGGCTTTAACACCTCAACTGTTTTCAAGACAGGTTCCGTCGCCAATCGGATTGCCCCTCCAAAAAAGTAACCTGTGGTTACTTATTATATATCACTGATTCATCGAAGCTTTGGCATCTAGTTGACGAATTGTATGAATGGGACTTTTGATGTAACGTTTAATTTTTTTGAGTTGTTTATTTAATTGTTTTAGTTGTTGTAGATCTCGTTGAATTTCTGCAGGACTTTTAATCTTGTCTTCATTAAAACTGATCTCTGGAGTTAATACAGTTTCTTCTTCAACTACTTCGGTTGATTCAACATCAATGATTTGTTCTTCCATAATTTAACTTCTCGTTTTTAAATACTCTACTGCCTTATATAGGCCACTAAGATTATCCCCAAGATTTCCTAATCCAACATTACATGGATCGCAAATCCATCCACGAAATTTTCCAGTATCATGACAGTGATCAAGAACAATCTTTTTGTTGTGTGGGGGTGTCTTTCCACACAGATCACATACCTCTGGTTTTGGTGGTGCAGTTTTTTTCAACTGATACCGAAGTTTACTTTGCTCGCTAATACATGTTCTACACCTAGTATCATGCCTATCCTTATGTCCACGATGTCCAGGAAACTCAGACAGTTTTTTCGTTTCATTGCAATAGACACATGATTTAGTTTTTAGTTCATCAATAATCTCCATAGGCACCGGAGGCTTTGGTTGCTCTAGCATCATAGCATGGTTTTCAGGGCTTGTCAAGTCATGGATAAAAAAAGAGACCCTTTCGGGTCCCTGAAAACTTATAAAGTTTTTATCAACCGATGGCTGGTGCAGTGAGCGCAACAGGAGTGCTATCAGCAGCAGCAAGATCTAGAGGGAAGTTGTGTGCGTTCCTTTCGTGCATTACCTCCATCCCGAGACCACCACGATTCAGAATGTCTGCCCATGTATTAATTACATGACCCTGACTATCTTGAATTGACTGGTTGAAGTTGAAGCCATTCAGGTTGAATGCCATCGTGCTAACTCCCAGAGCAGTG